GCAAGAGATTACAGAAAAGAATATGACAATTATCATTCTTCAGACAAACAGAAGAAGAATAGAGCAGGTAGAAATCTTGCTAGAAGAATGATGAAGAAAAGAGTTGGTATCAAAGGTAAAGACATACACCATAAAGATGGCAACCCTCAAAATAATTCTACAAGTAATCTAGCTATAACATCAATAAAATATAACAGGTCAAGAAATGCTTAATTTTATATTACCTTTACTAAAAAATCCTTTAAGTAGAATGATTGGACAGAAAATTATTGGTGGTATTCAACATAAAATAGAGAAAGACAAAATAATTAAAGTTAGAGAAATTGAAGCATTAAAAGACGTAAATATTGCACAAGTACAAGCAAGTAATAATTCGTGGAAAGATGAATATTTAACTTTGATTTTTGGATTAATCTTGGTTGCACATTTTTTACCATTTACTCAGGACTATATGGAACGTGGTTGGCAAATATTAAAAAATGCAGACCCATTATTTTGGTATTCAGTTTTAGCTATAATTTCAGGAAGTTTTGGAATGAATTTAACTAATAAATTAAAAGGAAAAAAATAATGTCATTAGTAGCTAATATTAATAGAAGAAAAAAACTTGGTATTTCTAGAAGTAAGAAAAAATCTACTATATCTCCTAAATCTTATAAAGCCATGAAGAACAAGTGGAAAAAGAAAAGTGGCTAAGACAAAGTTTAATAAAGAAGTAGTCTTACATGAAACACGTTCAAGATTTAAGAAGACAAGCATAGGTAAGAAAGCAAATCTATCTATGATGAATAAAAGTAAAAGACGACACCACAAAAAATAATGAGAGACAATAAAGTTATTAATTCTTTTATTAATAAGCAAATAGAAAAGAAGAAAGAAATGCAACTATTTAAGGACTTGAAGAAAGAAGTTAATTCAGGTGCTAATGGTACGCAATCTTACATTATTAAAAAAGGTGTTAATAAAGGAAAACAAGTAAAAAAATAATCACCATCTCTTGTAAGAGAGGTGACTTATTAAAATTCAGATGATTGCCTGATACGTCAGATAACTCTCTAAATTGAAAAGTAGATAAGGTTTAAACTAAACCAACAATAACAATAAAAAAGGAGACAATAATATGTCTAACGCAACACCATCAAGACTGGGTCTAGTCAATGCGACTGGAACTGGTGTAAATGATTTGTTCCTTAAATTGTATAGTGGCGAGGTTCTGTCTAGCTTTCAAAGAGAAAATTTGATGCTAGGAATGACCAACGTCAGAACAATTTCAAATGGCAAATCAAGTTCGTTCCCTGTAACTGGAACTACTGTAAGTGGATACCACTCAGTAGGCGCAGAAATTACTGGAGACGCAATCAAACATAACGAAAAAATCATCAACGTAGACGACATGCTTTTAGCATCATCTTTCGTTGCTGAGTTAGATGAACTTAAATTGCACTACGATATCCGTAGTATTTATGCAAGGGAAATGGGACAGGCACTCGCAAAGACTGTTGACCAAAACTTATTGCAATTAGCAGTTCTAGGTTCACAAGCATCAGCTACTATAACAGGTGGCAATGGTGGTTCAGAAATCACTGACGCAGATGCTAACACTAACGCAACATCTTTAATCGCTTCTATCTTTGAAGGTATTCAAAAGCTAGATGAAAAAGATGTTCCAAACACTGACAGAGTTTGTATTGTTTCACCTGATATTTATTATCAGTTAGCAAACAATGACAAGCTACTTAACAGAGACTTTTCTTCTCTTAATGGAGATTTTGGAAAAGGAACTGTTGTATCTGTAGGTGGAGTTCCAGTAATTAAGTCAAACACAACTGTGTCTGCTTTTGCTGATAACTCAACTGCTGTATCAGGTGCGAACAATACTTACAACGTAAATGCAAGTAATCACGTTGCTGTATTATTTCACAAGTCAGCAATAGGTACTGTTAAGTTAAAAGACTTAGTAGTTGAAACTACTTATGACCCTAGAAGAATTGGTTCACTGATTACTTCAAGAATGGCGATTGGCTCTGGCGTTTTAAGACCTGAAGCATGTGTTTCAATTAAAACATCTTAATACTTAGTTATTAAGTACAGTGAGGGGTTGGGAGACTAACCCCTTACATTTGGGGTAAGAGATTAACACAGACAATCTTACCCCTTCATTATTCAAAGGAGAAAATTATGTGTTGGTATTGCCAATTAAAGAAATTCATAAAAAGAAAATTCAATGAATTTATAGACAGTTTATTTATTTAACAAATGACTATACAAACAAGAACTACAGAATTAGAAGCTGTAAATACAATTCTATCTACGATAGGGGAAGCACCTTTATCTACTTTAACTGGTAGCTTACCTGTAGATGGAACAATGGCTAAATCTGTATTAAATGAAATTAATAGAGAAGTTCAAAGTATGGGGTGGCATTTTAATACACACCCTAAAGTAACTTTAAGTAAAGATAATAATGGAACGATACCTCTACCTACAAATGTATTAAGAGTAGAGTTAGACCCTTATCTACATTCTAAAACTGATTTTGATATTGTTCAAAGAAATAATGTTTTATTTAATTTAGTTAAAAACACTTCAATATTCACAGCAGATTTAGAAAATATGAAAGTAGTTTATTTACTAGATTTTTCTGATGTACCTGAACAATGTAAAAGATATATTACTATTAGAAGTGCAAGAGTTTTTCACGATAGAACTTTAGGAGCAAATACACTACATAAATTTACACTAGAAGATGAAGCAAGAGCCTTAGTTACTCTAAGACAAGCTGAAGCATCTACAGGAGATTATAGTGTGTTTGATACACCTGAACAATTTTATACAATAGGAAGAAAATAAATGGCATTAGTCTCTAGGACTATTCCTAATTTAGTGCAGGGTATCTCTCAGCAACCAGAAGTATTGAGATTATCTAGTCAAGCTACTACACAAGAGAATGGTTTTAGTTCTGTTGTAGAAGGTTTAAAAAAGAGACCACCTACTAATTATTTAGCAAAGTTAAGTAATACAACACCTAACAATGCTTACATGCACACAATTAACAGAGATGTTAGTGAGAGATATTTAATACAAATTACAAATGGTGCAATCGCAGTTTATACAACAGCAGGTGTTTCTAAGACAGTTACAATGCAAACAGGTGCAGTCAATTACTTAACATCTACTGACCCTAAAGGTGACTTTGTTGCAATGACTGTTGCTGATTATACATTTATTTTAAACAAGAAAAAAGTAACAGCTATGGCTAGTACGACTAGTACAGCTAAAGTTGAACAAGCTATTTATTCAGTATTACAAGGAGTTACATCTACCAAGTATTCTATTACTATTGATGGCTCTACTTTCTCATTTACAAGTTCAGATACAAATACAGAAACAATTAGAGATGGTGTAAAGTCAGCTTGTGGAACTATTTCAAATATAGCTTTTGCAAATGTAGGAAATTCAAGTTTCTCAATAATTAAATCTAGTGGAACACTTACAGTTTCAGCTAGTGATGGTTATGGAGATGATGCTTCACAAGTAGTTGGAGATACAGTACAAAATTTCGTAGACCTACCTTCACCTGCAATAAACAATATGGTTGTTAAAATTACTGGTGATGCAACAAATGGTTTTGATGACTACTACGTACAATATGATAGTAGTGGTGATGTTTGGCAGGAAAGTGTAGCACCAAGCATGAAGACAACTTTAGACAACACGACAATGCCACACGTTTTAATAAGAACAGCAGATGGTAATTTTAGATTTTCACAAGTAGATGGTTCTACTTACGCAATATCAGGAACAGATTATACTGTACCTGTTTGGGGTTTAAGAATAAGTGGTGATGATATTTCTGCACCTGACCCTAGTTTTATAGGTAGAAAAATAAATGATATGTTCTTTCATAAGAATAGATTAGGTTTTTTATCTGATGAGAATGTTGTTATGTCAAGGTCAGGAGAATACTTTGCATTTTTTAATGAGACAGTAACTACTGTATTAGCAACTGATGTAATTGATGTAGCTTCGACACACAATAAAGTTTCTATACTTAGAAGTGCAATATCTTTTGATGAAGGAATACTGTTATTTTCAGACCAAACACAATTTATATTAGCAGGTGCAAACAGTACAATTACACCAGAGAATGTATCTATTAACGTATCAACAGAATTTGAAGCATCTTCTTTAGTTAAACCTATTGGTTCAGGTAGTAATGTATTCTTTGCTTTTAAAAAGGGTGCTTTTACAGGTTTTAGAGAGTTCTATATTAAGTCAGATACAGACACTAAAAGTGCAGATGATATTACAAGTAATGTACCTAGATATATTCCTTCAGGAGTATTCAAACTAGCGATTGCAACTAATGAAAACATTATGTTGGCATTATCTTCTAGTGAACAAAATGCAATATTTGTTCATCAATATTATGTAACTGGTGGTAAGAGATTACAAAGTGCATGGCATAAATGGATTTTTGGAACATCTTCTACAGATAAAATTCTAAATATAGATTTTATAGATAACACTTTATATATAGTTAATCAGAGAAGTGATGGGGTCTACTTAGAAACTATGGACATATCACCTGCTGTTACTGATGCGAGTGCAAATTATTTAACTCATTTAGATAGAAAAATTTCAAATAGTACGACAGGAGTTAGTGAAAGTTACAACTCAGGTACTAATCAAACAACAATAACAATACCTTATACAAAGACTAATACTTTAAGTATTGTAGGTGCAAGTACAGGCTCAAATCAAGCAGGACAAGAAATTAGTATAGTATCTCAAACAGGTACATCAATAGTAGTTACAGGAGATATTACATCTTATGATTACTTTATTGGTGAGGATTACACTTTTACATTTGTATTTTCTCAACAATTTATACAAGAAGCTGATGCACAAGGTTCAAGAATATCTATTAAAGAAGGTAGATTACAAATAAGAAACTGGAGTGTTAATTTTAACAACACTGGTTTTTTTACAACTGTGGTTAATCCAGTAGGAAGAAGCAGTTCATCAACAACATTTACAGGAACGATTACAGGAACAGGATTACTTGGTACTGTTAATTTAGCTGATGGTGATTACGCCTTTGCTGTTCAATCTGAAAGTGACAAACTTACAGTAACACTAGCGTCTAATAGCCATTTGCCTTGTAATTTTATCAACGCAAGTTGGCAAGGATATTATGTTACAGCAAGTTCAAGAGTTTAACCATTTTAGATTAGCAACAATTAAAGACATTAAATATTTAGCACCAAGATTAAGATTTGAAGATAAAAGAGAAATTTTATCAACAGCAGGTATGACACCTTACACTGCTTTATATTATTCATATCTTAAATCAGAAATAGTTTTTACAATCGTAAATGCTAAAAAAGAACCAGTAGCCATCTTTGGAATTACAGTTGGTGGTGCAATTTGGTTATTAGCAACAGATAAATTAAAAGATATTCAATACTCTTTTTTAAAAGAAAACAAAAAAGTAATTGATTTTTTAAATACTAAATACAAAATTTTATGGAACTTTGTGGATTGCAGAAATTCACTTCACATCAAATGGTTAAAATGGTGTGGTTTTAAATTTATTAATAAGAAAAAATACGGAGTTTTAAATGAACCCTTTTATGAGGTTATAAGAATATGTGCGTAGAGCCAACAACAGCTATGATGATTGGGAGTGCTTTGTCTTCAGGACTACAGTACAAACAACAGAAACAGGCACAAAAAAATCAATACAACGCACAGATTAGACAAAATGATATAGCTAAAAGAAATGCTATTCAAAGATATGCTTCAGAACAATTAAAGATTAATCAGCAAGTAAAAGCTGTTCAACAAAAAGGTTATGAAGCTAATTTAAAATCTAAAAAAGCTAGAGGTGAATTTGTAGCTGATGTATCAGGTTCAGGTTTAGCCATGTCAGGTTCTACAGAAAGACTAATGGCAGATTTCTACAGAGTAGAAGGTAACTATATGTCTTCATTAAATACTAATTTAGATATTGATATTGCACAATACGAAAGAAATTTAGAAGCAATTCAGTTTGGTCAAGAAGCACAATCAACTTATGTGCAACCACCTAATCCTGAATTATTATTTGTATCTTCAGCTTTAAATGTAGCTAACTCATATTACTCATTGGAAGCACAGAAAGAACTTAAAGGTCTAAAGACTAATAAACAAAAGAAATATTATAACTCAAACCCTAATGCAGACGATTAATGGCTAGAAAAACAAATAAACTAGATTTAAAACCTGATGCAAGGCAGGTTCTATCTTCAGATTTTAACTTATTTTATAAGCCACAAGCAAAACCTGAAATAGCAGGTATGAAAGAATTAACTGCTTCTTTAAATAATTTTGTAAATGATGCAGGTGCAAAGATGGTTATTGCTTCAGAAGTTAAACAAAAGAAAGTAAATGAAGCACAGGCTATTGAAGAATATAATAAAAATAGAACAGCTTTTAATACAAGAGTAAATAATGGTACTTTACCTAAAGAAGCTAATCCTTATTTTATTGATAAATACAAAGAGTTAGAACTTAATACAAAAGCACAAATATTTTCTAATACATTAGGAACTAGGTATGCTGAAATGAAAGTTTCAGAAAATCCTGACCCAGAAGCATTTCAAAAGTTTTATGAAACTGAAATTAAAAAATACGTAGCTGAAAATAATCTAGGCTCATATAAACCTACTGATTTAGAAAAAGGTTTCTTCCAAAAAACTTCAGGTTTTAAAGCACAATTATTTCAAACACATGTTAGTTCACAGATGGCAAACATTAGTGAACAATATAAAATTAATTTTCAAAATAATATTCAAGGCTTTTTTGACGACAGTAAAAGTTTTGAAGAAATTGGTGCAGAAGTTTCAGCATTTATCATTGATAAGACTGCAAATGGTTTAAGTAATGGTTCAGCACAAAAATATTTATTAGAAACACTTACAGATTACGCAAAGAAAACTGGTGATTTTGAATATGCTGAGAAATTATTAGAAGAACTTCCTAAACACATACAATTAGGTACAGGTAAATTAGGAGATATTAAAGGTCTTAAAGATGATTTATTTCAAATTAAAGATGAACTTCAAGACAGAACAACAGCAGAATTAAAAGATAATAATGAAAGAACTTTAGCATTAAGACAAACTGAAAAACTAGAAGGTCTTGATGTAGCAGATAAATATACAACTTTAAATGAAGCTAAAGAAGAAGACCCTAATTGGGAAAGTTATTCAACATATAAAAAAGAAAGTATCAAAGCAACTTACAAAGCAAGAAGTACAGGTTTTAATAGTTTTACAGAACCTAATATTGAAGATGACTTAAATGAATTAATTACTACTGGAAAATTTGATGAAGCAATGGATTTTCTTGTTACAAATCAAGGTAGAGTGCAACAAGCATTTTACAATAACATGAAGCAAAGAATTAAAGATTTTAAACTTTCAGGTAATGATGGTTTATTAAATTCTGATGCTTATAAATATGCCGAAGCAGAAGTTACACGAATTATTGATGACATAAGAGACACAGCATCAAAAAGTCTAATTAAACTTAATGTAGACCCTGCAAGAAAAGTTAGATTTAAAGCTGACGCAGTAGAATGGTTAGCAAGTAATCCTGCTACAGTTCCAAGTGGGGATTTTGATAAAGGTGTAACAAATTCACAAAGACGAGAAGATTTTAGTGCATGGGTTATGAGAAGATTAGAACAAGAGAAAAATGCTGTTCAACAAAGTTTGCAAACAACTCAGGGTGGTTCAACTTTTGGCGAGGGAAATAATAATGGCACAGCTACATTAGTAACTATAGATGAATTAAATAATTTAGATGGAAGCAATACTAGTGGAACTGTTACATTTGAAGATACTTCCCCAAAAGCTAAACAACAGAAAAAAGATAACAAGACTAAATCAGGTTATTTTCCTGATAGCAAAACACTCAAAGGAACTAATTAATGACGACTATAAGAAAACAAGCACCTAATGGTGAATATTTAGACTTTCCTGAAGGAACTTCTGAAGATGTTATAAACAAATATATGGCACAACCAAAGTTTCATGCACTTCAAAGAAAAAGAGGTGTTATTAAAGATGTAGCTATAGGGGTTGCAGATGGTGTCAGAGACGGAGTTCAATCAACAATAGGACTGGTAGAAGGATTAGGTGACACTTTAGGAGAAGCGACTAATTTAGGTGGCTTTGTATTTGGTAAAGATGCAGAAAATGGTCTTATGGGCTATGAGAATTTTGCTGAATTTAAAGCTAATAAAAGAGAAGATATATTATTTGGTAAAGCAGGAGTAAAAGATGCAGTACAATTACCTGACTTTCAAGGTGACGCACAAACATGGCAAGGTGGTCTAACTAAAGGTGTATCACAATTCTTAACAGGTTGGTTCACTGGTGGAAGACTAATAAAAGGTGTAGGTGTAGCAACAGGTACAACTAAAGCTATATCTCCATTCTTTCAAGCATCAAAGACTGGTCAATTTACTAAAATGATGGGTAAAGGTGCAATCGCAGACTTCACAGCATTTGATGAAGAAACTGGAAGATTAGCAGACATGGTAACTGAACATGCACCATTCTTAGAAAATCCAATATTTGATTATTTAAGTTCAGAAGGTAAAGATGAAGGTTTCTATGAAGCAAGAATGAAAAATGCTTTAGAAGGTGGTCTTATAGGTGGTGGTGTTGAAGCTACAATTAGAACATTTAGATATATAAAGAATTTAAGAAAATCACAAGAAGGTAAAGTAATTGATAAAAAACAATTAGCTGAAGACCAGAAATATTTAGAAGAAATTAGACAAGAAGACATAGCACCAAGAAATAAACCTTTATCAGAAAAAGAAGGTGTTGTTGTTTTAAAAAGTTTAGAGAAAGATTTAGATGATGCTATAGTTAAGCAATTTAACGAAGCACAGAAAAATTCACCAAACAAAGAAATGTTTGATGGCAACATTGAAAATCTAGATTTAAGTTTAAACTTTAATGTAAGACAGTTTCTTAATTTAGATAAAGAAGGATTAATAAGTTTAGATAGTTTTAATAAAACTTATGAAAAATTAATTAAACAAAAGAAAATTACATTAAGTGATGATATAGTAGAAAAAACTGCTAGAAAAATTTATGGAAGTAATCCAAATAAATTAGAAATAGATATTAAAGAATTAGAACAAGTGATGCGTACAGCACCACACAAGATAATGGCTATGAATAGCTATATAGAAACTTTAGCACATGGTGTTAAAAGACTTGCAAGAGCAGGTAAAACAGAACCAAAAATTAGAGAATATTTTCTGAAAAGTTTCTTTCCAAAATGGAAAGCTATAAATCTACAAAAGTCATCTATAGGAACAAGTACAGGTCAATCGTTAAGGTTATCAGGAAAAACTGCTAAAAATCCTATCGTACAAGATTTAGATACAGCATTAAAAGATGTAGAAAATTATGGTGGTGATGTAGATACATTAATAGACCAAATTTCAAAAGCAGGTGACAGCAATATAAGTAAAGTTTTAAATTATGCAGTTAAAAATAAAACTTGGGACGTACTAAATGAAGTATGGATTAATGCACTTTTATCAAATCCTAAAACCCATATTATTAACTTAACTTCTAACTTAACTAACGTATTTATAAGACCTTTAGAAAAGATGGTAGGCAGTAGAATGTCTCTATCTTTATTAGAAAACCCACAAAAGGTAGCGAGATTAAGAGCAGAGGGTCAAAGAGCATTAAGTACATATGTAGGTCTGAGAAGACATTTAACTGATGCAGTTAAGTATATGAAATTAGCTTTTGCTAAAGAAGATACAATTTTAAGTAAAAGAGGGAAATTAGATATTCCTGAAAAAGCAATTCAAAAAAGAAAAACTATTACTGACCCTGAGACTGGACAAGTTAGGGAAGTGTTAGATAATGATAGTACATCAGGAAAAATAATTAATAAAACTGGTAAATATATAAGATACCCTACTAAGTTTCTTAATGCTGAAGATGAATTTTTTAGACAAATTACTTACAGAACAGAATTAGAAAAACAAGGTATAGACCTTGCTATTAAAGAAGGCAAAAGCACAACTAAAATAGTTGCTTCAGATTTAAAAACAAGAAAACCTATTTCAGAATTTGACCAATTTGTAAGTGATTATTTTGATGATGGCTTTGATGAATTTGGTAGAGCAAAAAGTCCTGAAGCTATGAGAAAAGCTGATGAGAATACTTACACACAAGAATTAGATGGAATATTTAAAAGAGTTCAGGATATTGCAAATGATTTTCCAATATTAAAACAGATTATTCCATTCATTAGAACACCTGCAAACTTAATGTTAAATGTCGTAGACAGAACACCATTAGGTTTTATGAGAAAGAATTTTAGAGAAGATTTCATAGGAAGAAATGGCTCTGAAAGAATGGCACAAGCTAGAGGTGGAATGGCTACAGGAACAGTTCTTTTAACATTAGGTTCTATACTACATAGAGAAGGTGTTATTACAGGTAGTCAAGGTCAGTTATCTGGTCAAGGTTTTACTCAATCACAAGATTTAAGAAATTTAAAGAAAAATACTGGAGCATTGCCTTATGCGTTTAGATATTTTGATGAAGAAAGTGGAAAACATAAATATGTTCAATTTGGAAGGTTTGACCCTTTTGGTGCTTTCTTTGGAATGATTGCTGATTTTAATGAACAGTATGACAAACTAAGTGAAGATGACATGAGACGAGTAGGTGGAAACATGCTTATTCTTATGTCTAAACAAGGTGGTGATGCGAGTGATTATTTATCAAAAGGAGATAAAATAGCTAACTTTGGTTCAGCTTCTTGGTCAGCACTTTCAAGAAACTTAGTAAGTAAAACTTATTTAAAAGGTCTTGCAGACTTTATGGAAGTATTAACAAGTGATGATACTTCTAAATGGAAGAACTATAAAAATTCTAAAATAGGTTCATTTTATCCAAATGTATTTGCTAAATTAGTTAATGACCCTTTCTATAAAGATACAAAAACTATTCTAGATGAAGTTAAGAAAAGAACTGGTGTCGGTGAAGTAGAAGATAAATACGATTTCAGAGGTAATAAATTAAAAATGGGTGGTACTGAAGGTACAAGACTATTTAATGGTTTATTTAATCCTTTCACAACTTCAGAAGAAATTGATGACCCAGTAGCATCAGAAATTTTAAGACTAGGTGTAAATATGCCTATGATGAGAGATACTCTTAGAGGAGACATTGATTTAACTTTATTTAAAAGTGGTAATGGACAAACTGCTTATAACAAGCAAATGGAATTACTAGGTAAAGTAAAAATTAGTGGTTTATCTTTAGATGAAAGATTACGAAATGTAATTAATTCTGATTATTATAACAGATTAAGTGACCCTGTAAGTCTCGATAATAATAATAAAGATGAAGGAACTAAAGCAAGATATTTAAAACAAATAATTAAAAGTTATCACACTGCTGTAGAGGAAGAAATTATTAGAACAAGAAATAATTTTAAAAGTACCAAAGATGATACTGGTAATTTTACATTAGAAAACTCAATTAACGCAAGAGATACGTTTAAACAAAAAACAAAAATAGGACTACCAATAAACAAAGCTGATTTAGACGGATTATATCAGTTCTCAAAATAATAAATTATGACACAATTTGCATTTAATACATATACTGGAAATGGTAGTACCACACAGTATTCTATAAGTTTCAGCTATATAGACAGTACACATGTCAAATGTTTTTTAAATGGGGTTTCAACAACTGCATTTACTGTATCATCTTCGACTGTAACTTTTAATACTGCTCCTACAAGTGGTGTCACAATTAAAATAGAAAGACAAACACCAGTAGATACAAGACTAGTAGACTTCCAAGATGGCTCAGTATTGACTGAAGCTGAATTGGATATGTCAGCTAATCAAAACTTTTATGCTGTTCAAGAAATTACAGATGACCAATCAAACAATCTTGGTCTTACAACAGCAGATGTTTATGATGCAAATAATAAAAGAATTATAAATGTTGCTGACCCTACAGGAACACAAGATGCTGTTTCAAAGAATTATTTAGAAAGCACTTGGTTATCTTCAGCAAACAAAACTGCTCTAACTACAGTTAATTCTAATATAGCAAATATAAATGCTGTAAATTCTAACAGCACAAATATAAACCAAGTCGCAACTGACACTACTGCAATTAACACAGTAGCAACTAACATAACTTCAGTAAATACAGTAGCAACTGATATTGCAAAAGTAATTGCAGTTGCAAATGATTTAGCAGAAGCAGTTAGTGAAATTGAAACAGTTGCAGACGATTTAAATGAAGCAACTTCAGAAATTGATACAGTTTCAAATAATATAGCCAACGTAAATACAGTTGGTGGTATATCAGCTAATGTTACTACAGTAGCAGGAATATCAGCTAACGTAACAACTGTAGCAGGTAACAATGCTAACGTAACTACAGTAGCAGGAATTTCAGGAGACGTTACAAGCGTTGCAGGTATTTCAAGTGATGTATCGGCAGTAGAAAATATTAAAGCTAATGTTACAATAGTAGCAGGTATCTCTAGTGATGTAACTTCGGTTGCAGGAGTATCGGCTAATGTTTCAACACTAGCACCTATTTCAGCAAACATAACTACAGTTGCAGGTATATCAGCTAACGTAACTACTGTTGCAGGAAACAATACAAATATTACTACAGTAGCAGGTGCAAATACAAATATTACTACAGTAGCAGGAGCAATCGCTAATGTTAATAATGTTGGTGGAGCAATTACAAATATTAATACAGTTGCAACAAACCTAGCTTCAGTAAATAGTTTTGCTAACACATATTTAGGTGCATCAGGTTCAGCACCAACACAAGACCCTGATGGTTCAGCTTTAGATGTCGGAGATTTATATTTCGATACAAGTTCTTCTAGCATGAAAGTCTACTCAGCAGGTGGGTGGATAAATTCTGGTTCTT